GGTTGTAAAGCAAACCCAGGGGTTGCTTGAACTGCTCCTGCCATAATAATTAATTTTTAAAATTTATTTTCGTTTAATACTTCTTATTTTTAAGCCTCGTCCCGAATCAGGGTTTACTGACTTAACTTGAAATCCTCCCTTATTAGTTATTTCAGGTGTCTTACGCTCAGTCATATTTATATTCTTAGTTTTGCGTATTACATCTTCCGTAGCTTCAGACTTGCCTTGTTCATAAAAGAACTTAGCAAATTTGTCAGGATTCATTGCAATTGATAAAGCTCGATGGTAACCGACAGCATCCTTAATCAAACCTTTGTCATCCAAGTACTTATTAATAAAGTTCATTGGAGTCTCTTGATTTTTTTTAATTGTCTGCGCATCACCGGGAGAGAAGGTTACTGTTTTGTCGTCAAGCACGAAATCAAAACCTTTGAAATCTTCAGTAAAAACTTTATCGGATTCTTTTAAAAACCAATTACGTTTAACCTCACTTTCCTGTTGTTGAGTTTTAACAGATTCTAAATATTGCCTGTACTCTTGAAGCTCTTCATTGTTGCTCTGAGAATCAGCAGCCGGTCTCGACTCAAGGGGCTGCTTGTATAATTCTTTTTGCTCATTAAAAAACTTCTTTGCTTTAGCAATAGTTTTCTTTTTTGCTAGTTTAGTTTTTTTAACTACAGCTTCGTCATCTAGTTCTTCATCCCAAGAAAAATCCTCCATTAGAGAATCTATATCTTCTGGGTCTAAACCTTCGCCTTCTGTAATTGTCAAATACTCTCTTAGCAAAGCATCAGGATTCATAGCACTAAAGTCTTTTTGTAATCTTACATAGTCTTCAATACCTCTTCCTGTTTCTTTTTTATACTTAAAGTAAGCTGCAACATCTTCTGGAAGCTCTTCAGCTTCTTCTCTAGCCGCACTTAATTCATCTAATGAATTAATTTCCTTACCGTATCTTTTTCCAATATATGAAAGAACGTCTTCTTCTGATAACTCGGCTGGTTCTTGAACTGGCTCTGGTTTTTCTTCAGAAGTTTCTTTTACTTCAGTAGTAGTTTCTTCACTCTTACCTTCAGCAAAATCCATTTTTACTTGAGGAGTTTCTTCTGTGGTCTCATCAGAGTCACTAAACTTTTCCTCGTGTTTATCAAGAAGTTCTTGTTCAACTTCTTGTACTGATTTTTCTTCAACGGCCTCTACCGCTCTTACTTTTAATTCCATTTAATTTAATTTAAGTTACAAATTTAGTTAAAATATTAACGCTCATTATCGAGGTGAAAACTCTGATAAATCAAAGCCATCAAGACTATCTTCATTAGACTCAAAGTTTTGAGGAGGTAAATTATTTTTACGTTGTGTAATTAATTTAGACTGCTCAGTATTTTGTTGACTAATTCTATCACTCTTAGCTTGTTCTCTTTCACCCTCTCTAAAAGCTAACGCTTGTTCGCTTACATTTCGTAATTGAATATTGTAATCAAACTCTTGTTGCATTAACTGTGATTTAAGCTGGGCTTCGGCTTTTTGTTTCTCTATTTCAAAAGCTATCTCAGCTTGCTTAACTTTCATTTTAGATTGAGTCTCTAACTCTATCTTTTGCATAGCTACTTGAGAAGCCATCTCTTGAGATTTAAGTTGCTGTTGAGCGGTCATGGCTTGCTTTTGCATAGCCATCTTTTCATCACGCTCTTGTTTAGCAAGTCTTTTAACTTTTAAGAGTTGATTAGCTAACTTGAGGTTTTTAATTTCACGAATATCAATTGCATCTTCAAGATTAATATCTTGTTTAGATAAAGCCATTTGTATATTCTGCTCAAGCATAGCTTTCTGCTCTTCGTCTGGAGAAAGTTCTATAAATACACCAAAGTCATAGATATATAAATCAGATATTTCACCTAGTATACTTACATTATACTTCCCAATTTTATTTATAAAGTCTTCTTTAAAATCTGAATATTCTAAAATGTCAGCTACTCTATAAGTTAAAGCTTCTGCTAATGAACGATATATATATAGACTTCCATCTAATATATGTCTAGTTGCAGTATTGGAGTTAAGTGCTGCTAGCTTTTGAACACCTACTAAAGCTTCAGGAGAAGGTGTAGAACCGTCTCTCGCTTCATTTAAGCCCGTTACACCTCGAATCATGTCTAAGTAGTGGTTGTAGTTAGCTATAAGCATTTGTGTCTTAGAAGCGCCTGAATTGCTTGTGAGCTGCTGTATAGGTATTTTACCCTGGTTATACTCTCCCTCTTGAGTGTAGCTTCTACCAACCACACTACCTGTTTGGAAATATAGTCTTAAAGCATCAGAAGGGTCGTATGCTGCGCCTGTGCCTAAGTCTACTTCATTAATACCATCTGCGTCTATATAAACCCCATCAGGCACAGTTCTAGCTATAACCTGCTGTAGTTTTAAATGAGTCATCTGTATTAAATCAGCAAAAGGAATCATTCGTCTTACTAAAGACTCAATAACCCCTTTATACATTCTTGGTGCTACGGCAACATAATTTGGTAAAGCGTGTTGTGATGATGACTTAGGCCTAACCATATTCTTAGCAAGCTCCCACTTGAGAATAATGTTAGTACCCATAACCATTACACCATCATACCATACATCAATAGTCTTTTCTATTTTTTCAAACTTTCCGTCTTCCATCATTTCTTGTGGAGGATTGAAAGTGTCATCTTTTTCTATCATCTTAGAACCACCGCCTTCAAGTATTCTTTTTTTATAAACCATCTTCTTAGTGGTTTTATAATTAAAATACATAAGAGTACAAGTGTCTCTATAAAAAATATCATTCTCATAAAACTGAGCTACATTATAATAGTCATACCAGCTCTGGCTATATTTAGATATTTCTTCTAAGTCTTCACGAGTAAGACTAGGGTCTATCTTTAATAGTTCACCTATAGGAAGTGTTTTAATTTCACCCCAATAAAAACAATCTTTAAAGTGTGGGTCTTCAGTATAACTGTACACAACATTAGCTGGGTCTACATAAGATATTTGAACTCCAGCTCCAGGAAGAAACTCATGTTTTGCTACAGACATTCCTATAACAGTAGAGTCATAGTCTATCTGCTTACGAATATCATTATAATGATTTTCTGAAAACATGGTATCTATAGCTTCCTCTTCTGCAATTTCTATTGCAGGTTTGTAATTAAGGTTCATGTATAATGAAAGCTCTTCATCACTAGATGGTAATTCATCAGGGTCCATTATAAATGGGTCTACCCCTGTTTGCTCTTGAATAGTAGTCAATATATCTTTAGCAGCCATCTGGCCTTCAATCATATCTTGATACTTGCTTCTCTTAGCTTGTGATAATGCATCTTGAGCAAAAGCCTTAACTTTAAACTCTCTATCCTGCATTCCATTGACAACTATGTCAACAAACTTTGGAAGTATAGGAACGGGTGTCCAATCTAAATTTAGATAAGACAGGTCTCCATCAATTGCTAATTCGTTTTTGTATTTGGCTATGGACTGCTCGCCTCTAGCATATAATCGCAGTCTGTGAAAGTCCCGCCATTGATTATAATATCTACATTGGTTTCCATCTTTTTTAAACCATTCGTACTGAATAGCCTGTCCTATCTGTAAACCAAATTCGTCAGTTGCTTTTTCAGCATCTGAAACAAATTGACTTGGAAAGCCTGTAGATGCAATGTCTATTGTAACATCCTTCATCTATCTAATTAATTCACTTAAAGTTCCCTTATTTGTATACCTTGCAAAGTTAAGGTTTATTTTTGATTGTTTTTTCTCTACTTGGTACATATGCTTTTGTGTTGCCATGATTGCTAATCCAGAACTAATACTGGCATCAAACCTAGTTCTGTTGTTTATATCAAACTTAGCCCAGTCTTCTAATGTTCTGGTAAAGAGCATATTGCCCATCTCGTTTTGTTCTCTAAATGTTCCTTCTAAATCTAATCCTACATTTTTTTCTATGTATGATTCTATTGCAGCAGCGTGTGACTGTTTTACATCTTCAGAACTGTTAGGAATACCTCCTAGCTCTTTTTCACTTTTAGAGAGTTTTGACTTATGTTTATCTGGTCTGTTTATAGAAAAAGGTCTATATCCTCTATTTTTAAAATGATATAACAATCTAGGTTTATTGTTTTCTACAAGTATAGGCATACCATAAAACACACAAGCCATAAGCACTTCTTCAAAAAATATTTCAGCTGTTTGTGGTCTAGCTACATACTGTAAAAAAAATTCATTTGCTGGAGCTTCTTCCATACTAAATGTTGTCATACCATGTAGTGCTCCATTAGAACCTCCGCCGCCTACAGTTCCTGAGATATCATATGAGTCACAACCAAAAGCCCCTATATGCTCGTTCCCTGGATAATTTAAACCGTTTCTTTTTATTACTCTATTCTGTAAGTTTTTTGAAGGAAACCATCCTATTAAAAACCTTCCTTTTTTATCTGGACTAAAAATTACTTTGGTATCTTTTATACCATTCTCCCAATAAAACTTACCTCGTGTTAAATGGTGCTGCATAATAAGCGAGTCATTGTAATCTATTTGCTGGTATATCTTAGTAAGATTAAAAAGCGATGATTTACTTTCATCTCTAAATGCATGAGATTCTGTTCTAGGAAACTGACGATAAAATTCATTAAGAGCGTCAGCATCATGTTTCAAAGAATCTACTTCAGCCTCCCAATAATTTATAGCTCCATTTGTAATCCACTCACCATCAACGCCTTTGCGTTTTTCTTTAGGTGCTCTAAGAATTGGCTGTCCGTATACATCTATAAATCCCTCCATGTTCATTTCCATAGGGATAAACAAAGAGTACATACCGCTTTTAGTTTGACCGTTAGCATTTCTTTTGCTAACATCAGAATCTTCATAAAGCTTTTTAAAATTATCACCACCTTTATCTAAAGCGTTAGAGGTAGAGCCCATTAGGCACTTACCAATAATTTTACTACCCAATCTCAAGCAAGTCTTAGTAACCCTCCAGTTGTTGAGAATGTTATTTGGTTTTATCCACTTACCACTCTCATCGTGAACAAGAAGCAATAATTTTTCCCCATCATAAGAGTTATCATCTGTATTTTTCCAATCAATAGTAGTGTCTAACCCAGTAAGCTCATCATCTACTAATTCATACATATTTTTTTTAGTAATCTTAGAAGCTGGTATTCTAAAAGCAAGTTCAGTCTTTGGTTTGTCCATACCATCCTGAATAGGTTTAAAAAAGAATGGTAGCCTATTAGATATAGGCACTACTTTATCTGTAAACATTTTTTTTGAATCTGACCCTGTCTTGGATAGTATACCGACTCTTGAGTCTTTTGCAAGTGTTCCCGTGTTTACACACTCTGAAGAACCCATAAAAGAAAAGCCAGAGCGTCTAATTTTTAGATAAACCATTCCAAAACTTCTCTTGTCAGCCCTACAAGCTTCCCAAAAAATATAAAAAATTCTATTAGCTTCTCTATAATCCGGGTATCCTACATCAATTGTAGACCACTGTAAATACATATAGTGAGCTCCTGTAATGTAAGTTGGTGTTCCGTTGTTCATAAACCAATGTCCTTCTTCTCTTCTATCAAACTCAGTCTCTATGTAATCCACCCATTTAGACTTAAACAGAGAAGGCATTTCATTCCACTGAAATATAGATTGTATTTTAAAAAGCTCTTTTGATAATTCTTGACGCTCCCAATACTGCTCAGATTTAGTGGTAGAACGAGCAAAAGGTTTTTTAGGTACTAACGGCAATCCTATCCTTAGTCCTGATATTTCTACTACATCTCCTACTTTGCCGCTTTTAGATATACATATAAAGTCATATTTTTCATTATAACCATACTCCCAAGTTTTAGCCCTATTTTTATTAGATAAAACTCCTTTGGGGATGTATTCTTTCAATACCCTGTATATACTATCTTGACCTTCTTTCTGCAAATCCTTGTTTTGTTTCTACCTTAGAATCAGTGCTGTTAGATATGTTTATGTTTTCCTGTTCTGCATCTATCTTATTCAATATATCAAAAGCATCAAATACTGCTAGTTTTTTTGTAGCTGCTGCATTTTTTAATCTATCAGCCGCCAACTCATCTTCAGGGTCGTGCTTTATAATATCTTCTTTGGCAACTTTAATAAGCTGTTCTACAGCCTTTCTGCCTGCTTCAATTATTTTTTTCTTTAGCTCTTCTGAGTTTGTCATCTTTTACTAATTTTAAAGCATATTCTAAATGATACTTTTCCCAATGCGCTCTATATTCAAATCCTCCAACAAATGTTTCATCACACTGACTACATTTAATGGTGTGCTTCATAATACCATTGTAATATGATGGTCAAACATTCTATATAATTTTTCTCCTTCTACAGTAAATTCATATTCAGTATCTGGCTGAAAAGTAACCAAGTCTCCTTCGACTAACCCTTTGCTTGACAAATATTTATTTATATATCTAATCTTACCCATAAGAGGTTCTTCCGCAAAAGGTTTGTGAATATATGATTCAGTAGAAGGTATAGGCTTAACAAAACAATATTTGTCATGACAATGCCACTGGTTATTTTTGTTGTACATATAAAACTGCATACTGTCTACAAAAAACATATCGTCTTTAAAAAAACTCTTTCCACTTTTTTGACGACCCTTCATGTCATTATAAAACTTAAAAACATTGTGGTGTACTAAGAGTATATCTCCAGGTTCTATATCTCCTTTGTATCCTAATGGAGTAGAAACAACTACTGCCTGCCTATTTGATGCTAGATGGTTTTCTTCAGAGGTACTGGTTATAAAATCTATACCTCCTATGTCTTTTGAGTTGTCGTATCTTTTTCCCATTATAGGTTTTACTATAAAATAAAAAGGTGACCTCATTAAAAACTAATGTTATATTCAACAGCTATAGGTATAGAAGAATTAAATTCTTTCCATAAAAATATTTCATCACCTTTTTGAATCCATATTTTTATTGAGCCTTTTTGCTCGTCTTGTTTTATTAAATGAATACTGTGTGTTCCTCCTAGTATTTCTTGACCTACTAGATAGTGCATTGCACTAGACTTATAATCTGGTCCTATTGATATCTTTCTAATATCCATTGCATTAAATTTATTAATACAAATATATAAATTATTTACCTGGAAATTTTACCCCTATCTTATCTGCCGTTCTAGCTCCGAAGTATCCGCAAAGGACCCATGTGAGGAGCGAAGCTGTGTCATCTGTAGGAAGACCCATATACCAACCTCCAACATAAGAACAAACCAATACAGCAAGAGTAAGGGGGCGAACATTTCGAGCAAGCCAAGACTGACTTCGAGAATCTGACACCCAACGCCTAGTTACCCCATCTATTTCAGCACGCTCTAGTTTTAATTTCTCAAGAGCTATTTGCTTGTCTGCCTCTGAAAGCTGACTGTTTCCAGATATAAGCTCTGATATAACATTTCCTGGCAAGAAAGCATCCCCTACAATTCCAAGAATCGAAGGGGCTTTTTCAATAAGAAATTTTCCTACTCCTGTTTCTTTAAATGGTTTTTTATTCTTACTCATACAACTCTATATGAAGTTTTACCATTAATCTTTTCCGCCCGTAAACATCTTTTTCTATTTTCATCTTCTGAAATATAGCTTACATGAATCCAATCTGGGTTTGTATCATCTCCAAACTCCCATATAAGCTGGTCAAAATTTAAATTGTTTTTTATAAACCTATACATTTCAGCATTTGTTTTATGACCAAAGGTGTCATCCAGGTCCATAGCTCGACCCTCACAATGCTGGCTGCGGGAACTTCCCCCTAAAACAGAGTTCAATTTTTCACAGCGGAACATACTTGTAATCTTTATAGGACCACCTACATATTCTCTAAGAGGCTCGAAAACATTATGAGCAACACCAACCATATTAGAAACTTGATAACCATCGGGTGTATTGTTTATATTTAACCTTGTCGCCGTGTGCGACTTAATACTTTCTTTATAAGAAATATGTTCACTTATTCTTTCCATACATTAAGTACCATTTGTGAATTGTGTAACCAATTGATACTAAAAGTAATAAAATTTTTAAAATCACATCCATATGGGTCATAGAAATCCCTAAGACTAAACTATTTATTCCCAATATTTTTATATCGTTAATTGACATTGCTATTTGGTTTAACTATGTGGTATACCACATTAATATCTAAAAGTGCGCTATTTGTTTGTATATATTCCATTATGCTATTGCTAAATAAAGATAGTTGGTGCTGTTAGCATTCATTCCATCCCAAGTATTAAGATTCCCTACAGTCCCTACGGTAAATCCAGTTGCCGAACGATATATTGCTTCAGCTGAACTAGAATATTCCGTATCTTGAGCATTTGCTCTTAATCTTGCACTTGCTGGATTAGTTGAAGCTCTTGCACTATCAATTACAACCCAAGGTCCTGTTCCATTATCTATTTTTTTAATCATTAAGAATCTTGGGCTGAATCCTGTTGTAATACTTGGCGGTGTGGTAAGATTCCCTGCATAAGTCCCCACTTGCTGATAATTTGAAATGTCTGCAAAGCAATAAGCTATTATACTATTACCTGTACTATTATTGTTTGAATTACCATTATTTACTTCAAAAACAGAAGTTGTAGGTGCTGAAGAGCCCCAATATCCAGATGAAGTAGTTGGTGGAGTCAAATCATTTAATTCTATAAATTTGTCAATTCCTGTTGTTTCAGAGTATACAACCCACGCAGATGTTATGTCTAAACACTTGGCTATAATTAATTTTGGAATGACACCGAGACCATGACCTACACTTGCTGTGCTTCCAATTCCTTTATATTTTACAATGCTAAAGCCAGCAGCAGGATTCGCTGAAACTAAACTTGTAATGTTAGTACCATCATTATTTATAGTAGGCAGCCCTCCCGATTTCCAATTCCATGAAGCGTAAGTATCATTAAGAGTATTAGTATCTCCATCTGTACCTATTGAAAAGCTATTAGGATTGAAAGAGCTTAATCTGTTGGGGTCGTTGTTTTGTCCATTAGAAGAATTACTTACAATTCTATTTCCAACTCCTCTTATACTATCATACAAACTATTCCATTGAGTTCCACTACGTTCTTTTAACCATGTAAAATCCGGAGCAAAAGGAGT